CGATAGTGGGTGTACCCCCGAGCAGGATATGAAGATTATCTGATAAATGTAGTCGTAAGTGCGCAAGCCGTTATTACATACGTGATCTACCTGCCTCACCTATACATTTAAGCGTAATTAAAGTTCATTAGATGATACCTCTTTTCGTCCGCTAAGCGTCCGTTGTGAGGATAGCAACGGACGGTTGAACTTTTCCATCTCCTGCGCCTTGAGGGTATCTGCGATTGCGATGTACGGACGCATCGTTGCCTCGGTCTTGTGTACAGTGTATTTGCGGATGACCTCGGAAGGGATGCCGAGGGTGAGAGCCTGCACAACAAAGGTATGTCGTCCTATGTGCGAGGTCACTACCTCGTACTTCGGAAGCGCCTCCTCGATGCGCTGGCGCCCAGAGTATCGTAGTCGGGTGACGGGCGCATCTATGCCCGCCTGCTTGCACACGCTTTTGATCGCTCGGTTTAGGCGTTGCTCCGCCATTGGTGGTAGTGGCTTCTCCTCACCATTATACTTATTGAGGATAGCGCGTGCGTGGTCATTGATGTCCACCTCGATGAGCTGGTCCGTCTTCTGAGCGTAGTATCGTATGCTCCTCTCTGTGATGTTGTCGTGGGTGAGCTTCTTCAAGTCCGAGTACCGCAGGCCTGTGAAGCAAAGGAAGCAGAATAGGTCGCGGGCTATCTTCTCTGAGTGCAGGCGTAGCTCTACCTCCATAAGTCGGCTCAATTCCTCCCACGTGAGATATACCTCGGCTCGGTTGCTGTCGATACCCTTGAGGCGTACGTCAAAGAAGCGTCGGTAAGCCTTTTCGTACAGCCCCTGCCCTTGTGCCCAATAGAGCGCGCTCTTTAATATGCGGAGTGTCTTGTCTACTGAGCCATTGAGGAGACCTCGCTTCGCTGTTAGGTGCGTGATGAAGTCTGCCACCCACTTCTCGTCAATATCCTCCAGTGTAGCTGACTGCGAGTAGTCTGCTATGTGCATACGTGCGGTTCGTATGTTCGCCAGGTGGCGTTCGCTCCAGCTTCGTCTCCCGCTCTCAGCTTCTACGAATAGGTCGATGAGTGCTACTATCTTGCGCTTGTCCTCTGGGCTCGTCTTTGCGGGTGCTTCTTTGGTCGTTCCAAGCGCTTCACCGAGATACTCGTTATACTTTGCCTTTAGCTCCTCGGGAGTTGGCAGACGCTCTTCCCTCTCGAAGTAGTTAAATGCACTCTCAATAGCTTCCTCCGTGTACTGCAGTGCGCGGTTTATCATAGCAGCTGGTGTGCGTCTCTCTCCGTGCGTCGTGTTCTTCATGCACCGCTCCGACTCAGCGCTCCATTTCTCTGGCTCGACGCGGTAGCCTACATACACACTGGTGATATAGCCACTGCCACCTCCATAGCGAATGCGGTAGCGGACTTGTAGAGCCTTCCAGCCTTTCTGCTTGTCGAGGAGGAAGTGACAGGTGCGGCGTATGGGTAGCATGTTGTATTGAGTTGTATTGTAAAACCATTTCGTTGGCTTCAACGAAATGGTTTTGAGTTGTTGCAGATTATGCAACAACTGTGTTCGATATGATGGGGTTGCTATTCTATAGGTCGGTTCTCTCTATTTCTTGAGCTTTCTTGTGCAGGGCTCTGTCTAAATAGAAAAGTAGAGCATACTTGAAATCACCTCCGTATGCACTATCATTCTTGTAGGATAGTATAACTGCAGACTTATCATCACTGAACTCTCCATAATACGCATCTGATGTGTCACCATGCATATGTCGCCAATCTTCATACTTGTTTGACAAGCTGGACTTTAGTCGATTCGCTTCGTCTTTGTCGTCTATCAGAAATGTAACCATATAAAGGACTCCGTCAACGGTTCTTAGCATAATGCCATTTCTGGTTTTACCGAAAAACGATATGTCACTTGCTAAGATCTCCTGAACTCTTGCTCCTTCTATCCCGTCTTCTATTTTCCCGATTGTCCCGTTTTGCTCTTGGATCGCCTTCTTTATCTGTTCGATTGTAGACTCTCCCAGCGTGCATCCTATGATAGTTCGTGTTACTATCTCTTTAGGCTTAGGCTTTGATTTGCTTTGAGCGAATCCTGCGGTAGAGGTTAGGATAATGAGCAGTAGTGCTGCGAATGTTGAGTATAGATGCTTCATAGGTATGTAGTTTTGCGAGTTACTTCTGGTCTTCGTCGCAGGCCTCCTTGAGAAGATCCTGCCAATCTGGGAAGGCGGCCATAAGCTGGTAGTCGAGGCTGTCGGCCGTTCGTCGTAGTCCTGGCGCTCTTAGAAAGCAGGCTATGCTCAAAGCGATAGATGAGGCGAGAGCGAGCGTGTACGTGATGGTGTAGTCGATCTCACTATAGATTTTGTAGGAGTTTATACCCCCGATGAACACGAGGCCAACAGCAACACACACCAAGATGAAACCCCATATATTGGCGGTATCAGCGGCTTGTCGTGTCTTGTCGTTTTGGGCGAAGCTGTCTCGGACGAATTTCTTGCGGTCTACGGATGCAAGGGTTTCTGCTCTCTTCATGTCGAATTTATTTTTAGGTGAATAATGTCCTGTTTTAGAATCTGCGCTTGATAAGCTCCTCTACATAGAAGATGCCCTGCACATCATCGAGCTTCACGGAATAGTCCTTGTATTGACTGTTGAGCGAGTGGCACGTGATCTCATTGGTAGCCTTGTCGTGGTTTACAACCTCCTTGAGTACGATACCTTCGGCTTCGGTGGCCACGACGCAATAGGTGTCTCGTCTGCGCTTTATACCATACTGCCAGTCACTTTTAGGAAGGACACGGCAGAGTAGCACGTCACCATCGAGAAACGCTGTACTGGTGCCGTCGTCCATACTGTCGCCAGACACTTCAAAGAGCAGGTAATCTCCTTTCAGTCTCTTGTCGATCAGCACGGGCATCGTCTGTTTATCCTCTTCCCAGCAAGGGTCTCCGAAGCCAGATAGTGCTCCTGCCTTCGCGCGGTGTGGCACAAGAGGTATCTCCACCCAGTCGCGGTCGCTACTTACGAGTGGGCGGGCGCTGTTCTCTGGGGAGGTCTGCGCGATGGGTGCATCGGCTTTCAGCATCTCACCCTCACCAGAGAGAAGCCACGGGATAGATACTTCGGGGAAGGCATCTACAATTTTGTCAATATCATAGGAGTTTCTTTTGCGCCATCTGCTGACAAGCGCAGGAGATACGCCTACAAACCGAGCGAATTCTGCATCGGATGAAAGTTTTTTGTATTCTATTAACCTGCTGATATTCAGTGATGTATCAGCCTTTATATTGCGTGCCATACGAGGATGAGAACAATAACGTTTGTGTATGAACAAAATTGTTCATACATTTGCAGTGTAGTTCAAGAGTGAACCACAAAGTGACCAAAGAAATGAACAGGTCACGGAACAAAGTTAAGATATTCCGACAATACGAAGCAATGGCACGATTCAAAGTTCCTAAATCCTTCAAGGAGAAGCAAAACGAGCTATCCATAAAGATGTATAAGGATCAACTTGAGTTGGAGAGCCAGGGCTACGGCAAGGAGCAGATTACTCAAGCGCTCATGATAAAGTACCAATGTTGCAAGAACAAGGTCTACCGACATACTCGACGAGCGCCTGAGCTGCTGAAAGCCATCGAAGGCTAAGCCCTCCAGCGACAGCGATCTTTGACATACTTGATACAAACAATGGCGAATACAGATAATCTGCGGGTGCAAGGCCCGCGCGTGATTAACCCATTGTAGTTAGTCTGTGGCCTATTGCGCACAGAGCGAAGCCGTGGAAGGCACGGAATACCCGAGGATCGCAATCCTCCTGACTACACATTAGTAACTACAAATAAATACGGCTATGAATAGAGTAGAGACAGCGCTTGCCTATCTGGTTGCAGGCGTACTTTGCGTCTTAGGCTTCCTCGGCTTTCTGCTGATAGTCTCAGACACTGACCACCCAACAATGCCAGCAGTGAGCACCTCGGAGTTCCTCATCAAGAAGCTCGCAGGCGTTCTCCTCCTCGGCATCACCTTCTATACGTGGCGAGCTATCGAGCGCTACGGAAGACAGCATTAGCTGATGTGTTCTTTTCTTCAATCCGTGGCGCGGGCGGTCAATTTAGAGACTCTCCCGCGCCCACAACGGTTTTAGTTTCCATGTAATTCGATGATTTGTTATTAGATCGTGAGGACGAACTCGGGAGAGCAAGGCCTCACAAAAAGTAAGCAATACGTCGGTGCGTCGGGCGCAGGCCCTCTGATACTACTTATGCCTTCATCAGCTGGGAGGCGCACCGACCAAAGTAGAACAATAGACCGCTATTTGGGCGGTCACCCCACCACGGTCGTAAGGCTGTGGTAACATACTCTTATTGTTATCCAGCCAGCCCGTGAGGGTGCATCTGGAATAGTGATGAATGAACTTATGACTAAGCGCGACAAACCCGAGAGGGCAAGGCGCGCTACAAAGTAGACAATCTCCAAAATACAACAACTCCAATGATACAGATTTCCAACACCGATGCAGTGATCATCGCAAGGACGCTACGGATGCTTGGCACTAAGGGCTACGAAAATAGCCCGAAGGACCTCAAGTGGCAGAATGCGATACGCAATGCAAAGCTCATGGCGAGGAAGCTCACACGCCACCTCGAACGAGCCTCAATAGATACATAGATATGGACACGGCAATCATCCTCAGCCAAGGAGAGCTCAAGGCTCTCATCTCATCTGCGGTGTGCGAGGCACTAAGCAAGCACACGGAGATAGCAAAGCCCACCGAGAGATATATCGCAGGTCGTGACAAGGTGCTCGGCTTCCTCGGTATTAAGTCTCGTGGCGCACTGAACTCAAGAATAGAAAAATACCCAAGCGCCTTCCTGCAGGATGAGCGCTTTACTCTCATCCTCGACGTAGATGCGTATGCAGAGTGCCTACGCAGAGAGCAGAAGATGACAAGACAGAAGTAACCACTATATGAAGCAACGCAACATAGACGAGCTACGATTCAGACAGCTCAGCGATCAAGATTTAGACCAGCACATCCATAACCACCAGCTGTATCTCTCCTTCCTAACGAATAAGATGCGCGCTCGAAATAAGCGGGTCCGCTACTTCTCATTGAAGGCTGTAGATACGGCAGGCAAGCTCATCCTGCTCAGGGAAGAGAAAGGACGTAGAGAGCAGGAAGTAAAGCAGTGAAGAGGATAGACCGACACGAGGTGATAAGAGCGATACAGCGACACCTCCAGCTACGCAAGGAAGAAAGACGGCTGCCGCTGATCGTACTTAAAGAGCAACTATCCTCGGTGGTCGGCTATGACTTCGATACTCTCCGCCCTATCCTGCTGGACCTCTATCAAGAAGGTCTACTGATCTCTGGGCGCACACTCAACTCCACCTACTTCACACTCCCAGACTATGTGTAAGCACAAATACATACCTCTCGACATCTTCGCCATGCAGGACGCTAAGATAGAAGCGCTGACTGCAGAGCATGGGATGGCGGGCTGGGGCATCTACACCGCCCTCCTCCTAAAGCTCGCACAGCAAGATGAAGACGGGTACACTTATCCAAACAACGCCAAGCGCCTGGCGAACATCCTGCCAAAGCGACCAAGGGCGGAAGTCGTGCGATCCACTATAGAGGACTTCGGTCTGTTTGAGATCGCTACCGATGAGGATGGAGTAGAGTACTTCTACTCACCACGCCTCACCAGCCACCTCTCAACTCTTGGCGGTGCAGATAAAAAGCAAGGCGAAGAAGCCGCACCAAAGAAGCGCAGCTACAATGTGAGCCAAGCGGTCAAAGAAGGCTTAGATAGAGCTCGCGAAGCAAAGCGCAATCGCTCAAAAGTAGAAGATGAAAGTAGAAAAGTAGAGAGCAAAGTAGAAACGAAAGTAGAGAGCAAAGTAGAGACAAAAACAGACAAAAGTAGAAAAGTAGAGAAAGTAGAAACGAAAGTAGACGAAAGTAGAGAAGGCGCTTCTACTTTGCCCTCTACTTTCAGCTCTACTTTGGGGGGGACTATAGGGGGGGTAAATACCCCCCTAAAAGATAAAATAGAAGATGAAGATGAAAGTATCCCCCCAACCCCCAGGGGGGGCTTTGAGAGCGAGCAGAAGGAATTAGATGCGATAGAAGACCCTGCGCTTCGCGCTATGGTTAGCTCGCTAATGTATCCGAACTCAGATATGCGAGACTTCGGTAAGGTATGGCGAGCGCTCTATGAAGAGGCGACTGCTGGTGATGATGGCTTTGCTAAGTCAAGCATCCTGTCGCAGGCCATTTGTAGAGACGGGCACGAGCTGTTTATGGCGCTGATGCCCGACCGACCTGACGGGAATACCAAGGAGCGACCCACGGTGGCAACCACGCTAAACGCAATAGACCAATTCCGAAAGATGATGGAAGAGGCCAAGGCATCCACCTTCCTGCGAGGCAATCGAGCCATGGCGAGTCTGTCGTGGCTTGTTAAGACTGACAACTTCGCTAAGGTCGTGGGAGGGTGCTATCGAGACAATCATGCCTCCAAGCCGTCATCTCCTCCTCCTGCATCCCAGAACTACTCAAACCACATGTGGGATGAAGTCAAGAAGGAGCAGGAGCAGGCCGAAGAGAGCGAGGAGATGAAGGCATACAAGGCTTCTGTACTCAAGAGGGTACGAAGAGGAGGAGAACATCAAAACACCAATAGCAATGAGTAACGAGCAACCACGGCAAAAAGAGAGTGCGCTCCCACTCGCTTCGGAGTTTGTCAAGAAGATCAAAGAGGAGCGGACGGCAGGCCTACCACCACGATCGGTCTATGATGCGTACCGAGGCATCAAACTTGACGATGCTCTTGACTATATCACAGAGCTTGGCAAGCTGAGGGAGGAGCGATTTTCGCTTGACAATGATACGCTGGCTCTTGGATATGCCAAAGCAGTGTCTTGGCTACTCGCCTTACCGCATCCAGAGATAGACGACCCGATGAAGGGGCTAATCGTCACGGGTGAGACGGGCACAGGTAAGACGCTTCTTGTGACTCTACTTCGAGACCTCAGCGAAATGCTCGGTGTGCAGCGACCATTCTACGACGGTGTGAATAGCCGACGCACTATGAAGCCCTTCCTATGGAACGGTGAGACGCATGCCCTTTGGCACATGGCTGATCTTATGGACAGCACAGATGGCAGGTACACCGCCCTGGACTATCGAGTACTCCACATAGGCGACCTCGGAAGTGAGCCTGCTACCTTCCAGCGCTATGGAAACAAGGCGAGTCTGGCGGACCTCATCAACCAGCGCTCCGACTATGGGTATCGAGATGCACCTATCGTCGCCACCACAAACCTCCCATGGTCTGAACTTCAACGCTACGGAGACCGTGCTGTATCACGCCTTCGAGGCGACTGCATCGAGGTACGGCTCATAGGAGTGCCGGACCACAGAATGAACAGAACGAAAACGAGTATTTAATCACCAACCTATGGACAACGAAATCAAAATTAAGGGAACAGTAGCAGTCATCTGCCAACTCATGCAGGGGAGAAGTAAGTCAACAGGCGCGCTATGGCAGTCGCAGGTGTTCGTCCTTGATACAGGCGGACGCTTCTCCAGCAAAGTGCCGATCAAGCTCTTCGGTGAGACTATCGAGAAGTTCCCCCTACGAGTAGGACAAGAGGTAACCGCCTATATCGACCTCGATGGACGCGAGTACAACGGTGTTTGGTATTCAGAAATCAAGGCGTGGAAGATCGAGTACTCCACGGGCGCTGCGCAGGCCTAACTCGTGTAAGCTATGAGTAATCCAACTCAAAAGAAGCCTCTCCTTATCGGGATAGATCCCGATACGGAGGCTTCTGGGTGGGCTGTGGTCAATCTCAGCGATCGGACTATCTACCTCGATACTATGCCATTCCTGAGAGTCTTAGATAAGCTCGACTTCTTTTCTGTCTTATGCTGCTTAGATGGACATCAAAGCGAGAAGGAGTGCGCCTACCGCTTTGTCCTCGAGGACATATGGAGTACCGCACACAACTGGCACGCATCACCAAGAGATAATCACAGAGTTGTAGCCAAGAAAGGCTACCACCTTGGGCGGTGCGCTATGGTTGGCGAGCTTCTCAGAGATGCCATACGTGAAAAGGAGTTCCCGATCATCTGCCAAAAGCCACTGCTCAAGCACTGGAGAGGACCAGACGGGAAGATCACCCACTCTGAAATACTCGACGTATGCAGGTATCACAATCTGACGCTCCCGAAGAGCAAGATCGCTCGCACCAACCAAGAGGAGCGAGACGCACTACTCCTCGCTATCCACCACATCGCAACACCGATCAAACTATTCGACAAATGACAATCACACTACTAATCTTACTCTCTGCAGGCCTGCTCGTGATGGCCTACCTCCTATGGACGCTCCACTCACGCCTGCGACTTCTTGAACGTATGGATGCTACCAGAAAGCGAGAGGCACGTGACCTCTCCAGAAGACAGTCTGAGGTAGAACACTACTTCTCGTTCGTCAGCGAACAGCAATACAAGATACTTGAGGTGCTGGGCAAGGCAAATGACTTCACGCTCAAGCTCGCAGAGAAGGTGATGACTAAGGACGAGTATCAAGCTCCAACGGCTAAGCCCGTAGGGCTGGAGCGTGTGCCACGCCCATTCCGTACGAAAGCCGTGATGAGTAAGAGAGAAGAAGCGAAAGAATGAAAGTACTATCACTATTTGACGGAATGAGCTGCGGTCAAATAGCCCTGCGAGAGCTGGGCGTGCCTATCGAACGATACTACGCCAGCGAGATAGACAAGCACGCTATCAAGCAGACGCAGCTCAACTTCCCCGACACTATCCAGCTCGGAGACGTGGAGAAGTGGCGAGAGTGGAACATCGAGTGGTCGGAGATAGACCTCCTCCTCGCTGGCTCTCCCTGCCAAGGCTTCTCACTCGCTGGTAAAATGCTTGGACACGATGACCCACGAAGCAGGCTGTATTGGGTGTTCCTCGACATCCTGCACCACGTGCAAAAGATCAACCCCAACGTAAAGTACCTCCTTGAGAATGTGCGAATGCGCCCAGCAGACGAGGTGAGGATAAACGAAAGCCTCGGCATTAGACCCGTTGTGATTAACTCCGCCCTTGTCTCCGCTCAGAATAGAGTGCGCCTATATTGGAGCGACATACGGACGAAGAGCGAGGGTATATGGAGTGAGCTGTTCACGGACATACCCCAGCCCGCAGACCGAGGCATCTACATCGGAGACATCCTTGACGATGAGGTGGACGAGAAATACTATATGCGCAATCTCTCTCTCTACGAGGAGGCTATTGAAAGCATAGCCACTACGCAGGAAGGGAAGGCATCAGACGTAGTCAAGCTCGACAAGAAGCTA